GACCAAGTGTCCAAATAAAGAATGTAAATGCAAATGAAATCAAAAGGATTAGGAGATACAGTAGAAAAAATAACAAAAGCAACCGGAATAAAAAAAGTTGTAGACAAAGTAGCTGAAGCCACAGGGAAGTCTTGTGGATGTGCTGAAAGAAAAGATACACTAAATAGAATATTCCCTTACGATAAATAAAATAAATTATGGCATATCAAAAATTACAAGGAATAAGAGCAGCTGCAGTAACTCCCTCAGACACAGCTAACATACCAAGCCCTGGAGGAGGAGATGGAGAAAACAATGGATGTGTTTTATACATTGGCGTTACAGGAGACCTAAAAGTTACAACAGCAGGTGGAGATGACGTTACATTTGAAAATGTACCTGTAGGATTTTTCCCAGTTCAAGTATTAAAAGTTTGGAGCACAGGAACAGGAGCTTCTGAAATTATTGCTCTTTGGTAAGACTATGGGATTAGCAATAGGCATAATAATATCAATAACCTGATTGTGAAGATAACTCTAAGTAGCATATTGAAAAGTTTATATTTATTTTTTGATTGTGAAGATAACTCTAAGTAGCATATTGAAAAGTTTATATTTATTTTTTGCACCGGTTGGTGGATTGCTACTTGTAGTAGGTCTGTCTACAATTTTAGATACAATATTCGGAATAGCAAAAGCTAAGAAGCTAGGTGAGCCAATAACTAGTAAAGATTTTAGGATGGGATATGTTCCTAAGACAATGGGTTATCTAGGCGTTGTTATATGTATATTTTTACTAGATACCTTAATATTAAATGAATTAATAAAAAATATTTTAGATTTTGATTATTTTGCAACTAAAATAGTATCTTTGGTCCTCATTTTAAATGAAGTGAAATCAATGGATGAATCTTGGGTAGTTTTAAAAGGCTACTCTTTTATAGATAAGTTTAAAGAATCCATTACGCAAATCAAAGATATTAAGAAGCAAATCAAATGAGAAAAATAGATAAAATTATTATTCATTGCACAGCTACCCCTGAAGGTAGAGATGTTACAGTAGGAGAAGTAAGACAATGGCACTTAGCTCAAAATTGGTCAGATGTCGGATACCATTATCTCATAACATTAAATGGTACGGTTGAAGTGGGTAGACCGGAATCAAAGGTGGGAGCTCACGTTAAGGGTGAAAATAAGCACAGCATTGGAATCGCATATGCGGGAGGAATGGATAAATCATTTAAGAATCCTAAAGACACAAGAACACACGAGCAAAAAGAAGCCTTGATATGGCTTATAGATGAATTAAAGAAAAGATATCCGGGCAGCACCGTTCACGGTCACAATGAATTTACACCCTACAAGGCTTGCCCTTCGTTTGATGTGTCTAAAGAAGGATACTAAGTGTAGCAAATACAACAGCATATATGGCAACTTTTCTAGTCCTTTTGAGTTTATTATCTTTCTTCTTGTTCTCAGACAACAAATAGATATTACTGTCTCCAACGTCTTTTAAGACCTTCTCGCAGGACTTTAGGTTATTTTCGGCAATAGTTACTAGCTCATATAGTTTAACTTCCTTAGAACGGCTAATAATAGCTTGTTCCATTAGGCTATCTTTTTGGATAAGCTCAACGTATATATTATCCATCTGCTCGAGAGTGATGGTAACTAAAGTATCTCCTGTCTGATTATCGATTAATACGCTTTGCGAATAGCTTAATACGTTCAGTAGAAGGAAGAATATGGTAGTTGCTAACTTTTGTCTCATAGTAAAATTTAATTGTATCTCTTTTAGAATCCAAGCTATCTATAGTCATATAAACTGTATCTGAGGATATTTTTTTAGGTTGTGGCGATATAACTTCTTTCTGTGCTTTTTCAGCAAATAGTAAATTAGTTATAATAACTGTAGCAACAATCGAGTATAGTGCTATGAAAATTATTAGCTGTGGGTTCTTCATATCGCAAAGATAAATATAAAAGTTTTATATTTGCAAGTAAGTAAATTATACTAATGGCATTAATAAGCACATATCCAATAGATGAGAATATTGTAGGTTCAGATAAATGGATTGGTTCGGATGCTAATTTTAAAAATGCTACAAAAAACTTTACAGTAGATAAGGTTGCTGAGTATTTGAATAATTCAGCCTCTATACAATCTCAAACTTTGAGATATCAGTATCAAGCTACTGTAGATGCATTTAATCCAAGAAGGAGTGGTACTATATCTTTTCAAAGTAATATAGGGGATGAGATACCATTCTCAAGTATAACTACTTGGTTGTTGAGTAGGTATTCAATTCCTGCAAAGGACGTGTATACTTTTTACACTAATCCATTAATTGGCTCTACTGTACTTGTGACTAATGCAAATGACATTTCAAAATGGGCAGTATACAAATGGGTTAGCTCAACTCAAGATATAGATGAAAATAATTTTTATGATATAGTACTTGAGTATGTCTCAGGTAATGGAAGTTTAGAAGACCAAGAGTATTATCTTATATCTTTATTACTTTATGATATAGATAGCAATACTGATAAAACATTTACTTTTACTCAAAGTGCAGCATCTTCAACTTGGAGTGTTACACATAATTTAGACAAGTTCCCATCTGTTTCTGTAGTAGATTCAGGAAATACTGCTGTTGTGGGGTCAGTAGAATATATTAACAAAAACGAATTAACAATAACATTTAGTGCTCCATTTTCGGGGTACGCTTATATGAATTAAAAAAAAGCTATGGCACTCAGATTTTTAGACAACATATCCTTAGAGGGTAATCAATTACAGAACTCGTTACTACAAGTTCTTGCATCAAATCCTACACCACTAGGTGAAGGTCAAATTATTTATAACTCCACTACAAATAGTATAAACTATTATGATGGTACTTCTTGGATTGCATTAAATGATGTGGGAGACATATCTGAAGTAATTGCAGGTACTGCATTGAATGGAGGAGGAACATCAGGAGCGGTTACTATAAACCACGATGATTATGGTACGGCAGGAACGTATGGATATCCTACATCTGTAACTACAAATGCACAGGGTCACATTACCTCGATTACAGCAGGACCTGCTCCGGGTACAATGAACTCGTTTACTGTTGCAGGAGATTCAGGAACAAACCAAACGATATCTGATGGAAACACATTAACTATTGTTGGTGATGTAGGTATAGCTACAGCAGGAGCAAATACAGACCAAATAAGAATTAGTCTTTCCCTTGGGGAGCTTCCTGCAAATACAGCTACGCTTGTACCAAATACAGATGTTATTGTAGGTATATGGGATTCTAAAACAACTCAAGGAACTAAGGTAGTAGATGATATACCTGTAAGTGCTTGGGGTGCGGCTATCGCTGATGTAAATATGGGTTCTAATAAGATTGTATCTCTTACAGACCCTACGTCTAATCAAGATGCGGCAACAAAGAACTATGTAGATACAACATTTGCTGGTTCAGGTGCTCTTATATTCCAAGGAGGATATGATGCTTCTAGTTCAGGACCTAATAGTTCTGCATTAAAAGGATGGACATATGCAGTAACTGTTCCTGGTGATGGTGGTGGATATTGGTCGACTCCTTTAGAAGTTGGTGATTTAATTATTGCTGAGCAAGATAATCCTGCTAGTGAAGCAGATTGGACAGACATACAGAACAATGTTGATGTTGCAACTGCAACTACTTTAGGTCTTGCAAAATTCCCAACAGCAGGTGGTCTTAGTGTATCTGCTGGAGCTGTTTCGTTAGCTACATCAGGGGTAACGGCAGGGACATATGGAGATGCTAACTCAGTATCTCAGGTTACTGTAGATAATAAAGGTATAGTCACATCAGCTTCTAATGTTGATATAGCTATTACATCTACTCAGGTAACTGATTTTTGTACGGCAGTAGATACTTGTATAGGAGCTACTAATTACAAAACATCATTTGGAAATGGGGTTGCTACTTCATTTACAATAACACATAGCTTAAATACAAGAGACGTAATAACACAGATATATTCTAACATTTCTCCGTACGATACGGTTCAATGTACTGTTGAAAGAACAACTGTAGATACATTAACAATAGATGTAGCTCAGCCACCTGCAACAAATGAATTTAGAGTGTTAGTACAGTCTATATAAAAAATATATGCCATTAAGATTTATAGATAATGCAAATTTTGCAGGTAAAATTACTGCAGAAAAAGGCATTCAGGTTACTGGAGGTACTATTGCGTCAGCAACAACTGTTTTACATACAAATAATGTTGTATATAGCCGTGGGGGTACTAGTGGTATGTTCTTACAAAATGCAGATGGTAGTGAAGGTATTTTTCTAGCAAACGACTACATTCGCATTGAGACTAATAGCTCAGAAAAAATACGGATTGATTCTAGTGGTAGATTTCTAATAAATGCAACTTCTACCACTTTTTCTGATAAACTATATATAAACGGAGACGCTTACGCTACAGGAGGGTGGAGAGTAGGTACAGCCGGTACTTATGTAGGTAAATTGACAAATGATGGTGGAAAGCTTTCATTGATGAGTGACAGTAGTAGAGATATACAGTTGGGGAGTAGTAATAGCCCTTCTATTTTATTTATAGATACTTCAGCAGGCAACGTTGGTATCGGGACGACTAGTCCCGGCGCTCCTTTAGATGTTAAATCAAATTCTGTATCATCAGCTGATTCTGGAATACGGTTAATTGCAAACGGTAGTTCAGATGTGATTGCTGCAATTGGAGAAAAGGCTAAAAATGGTGGACGCTTACATTTATACGATGGCGGAAACGCAACAGTATCATTTTATTCTGATGGCACATCTAACTATATCGCGGCTGGTAACGTTGGTATCGGGACTACTAGTCCATCTAAAAAACTAACCGTTAAAGATACTCAATACCAACTACAATTAGCAGGCGATAATAATTATTGGAATGTTGGCGCAGGTTGGACTGGTTATTATGACGGTTCATTTTTAATAGGAAATAACACTGGAGATAAATTTGTCATTAGTAGTACAGGCAACGTAGGGATTGGTACTACTAGTCCGAATCAAAAATTACACATTAATAATAGTACCGCTTCTTCAGCATCTTACGCTAAATTTAGTAATGCTCAAACAGGAACTACAACTGCTGATGGATTTGATGTTGGGGTTAAC